CTACGCCGTCGCAGACGTGGCAGGCAAGTTCGCCCTTGGGCGCTAAGGAGAAACAACAATGACAATCTGGATAGATCAAGAAACAAACCTTCGGGTGAATATCTACGCACCATATAAAGGGCGCTCCAAGTTAGATACTCCTGAAATTAGAGCATCTTTAGGTATCATTGAGATTGTTGATCCTCAGCCACCTCAAGATGCTATTGATAACCCAGACCACTATTACAGAACAGAACAAGACTCTGCTCCGTATGTGGTTTGGACGAAGAAGTCTGACGAGCAGATTGCACAGGTAATGGTGGCTAAAGCTAAGGTACAACGACAGGCAACTGTTGATGTAATTATTGTTACCACTGCATCAGGCAAGGCCTTTGACGGGGATGAAACAAGCCAAGGGCGCATGAGTCGGGCTATTAACGCACTTGATCCACTGGAAACCACAGTATGGATTCTGGCTGACAATACACCGACAATGGTAACCCGCGAGGAATTACGTGAAGCTCTGCGCCTTGCTGGTGCAGCACAAACTGCAGTCTGGGCTGCTCCCTATCAGTTATGAGAGACTTTCTCATTGGGTTAGACCAATCTCTAAACACACTGGTGAAATTATCAGATGGTTTTGGTAAACCTGATGAGATGTTTTCTGCTAGGGCTTGGAGATTACGAGAACAATATCCACTCCTATATAAGATTATAGACTTTCTGTTTTTCTGGGATAATAATCATTGTCAGGAGTGTTACTATATTGAGAGAAACAGGGAACAACTACCCATCGATTACCTAGAGGAATAGCTTATGCAAGACATTCAACATATCATAGATCAAGCTATAGAGAAACACAGCCAAGAAGAGGCAGCCAAGTACCAAGACTTAAAGGAAGATATAAAAGAATTAAAATCGGCTGTTACTGATCTACTGATTATGTGGAATCAGACTAAAGGCGTTCTCTCTTTTATTAAATGGGTGGTTGGTGCTTGTGCTTCTCTTGGTGCAGGATTTGTATTTTTAAGGGATCATTTACGATGAGCACTAGTGGAGTTTCAACTTATAATATTACTAGAGACGGCCTAATCGCTGGTGCTCTACGTCTGATAGGTGCTGTAGCACAAGGGGAGACTCCTACTGCTACACAAGTAACAGAGGCTGCTGAAGCCCTTAACCTAATGGTTAAAGCTTGGGAAGCTGACGGTATGCCATTGTGGGGTATAGAAGAATATGATATGACTTTGACTGCTACTGGTGTTTATAGTATCGGTTCAGGTCAAACTATTGATATCCCTAAACCTCTACGTATTACACAGGCTTGGAATACTACTGGTAATATTGATACACCGATGCGTATTTTGACTAGGCAGGAATATAATACACTAGGTAATAAACAATCAGTTGGTGTTCCGATTCAGTGCTATTATGATCCACAGTTAAACTACGGGGACTTACATTTATTTCCCATCCCTGATGCTACAGTAGCTAACAACTATACTGTATCATTTATATACCAAAGACCATTTGAGGATTTTGTAGCTTCAACAGATAACCCCGACTTCCCACAGGAATGGCTGGAGGCACTTAAGTATGGTCTAGCCGTTCGCCTTGCCCCTGAGTATGGTCTGCCCATCGAACAACGTCAAGCCCTCCGTGCAGAAGCTAAGGAGATCAAGGATGTTGCTTTGGGTATGGGAACTGAGGAAGGCAGTTTGTACTTCCAGAGAGATTTCCGAGCATGGTGAATGAACAAGGTTTTGATCCCTCACAACTGGACCAAGTTAATGATGTAGTACAACGGGCCGGATTTAGCGATAGGCGTAGGCGTAACCTAGCCATTCGCTCTGGTATGGAGAATCCCGGTGCCTTCCAAGAACAGAACTCTGGAATTATACAAGAAGCACAACAACCCTCTGAGTTTATGGGTGCTGGTCGTAAGCTAGCAGCCAATCAGAATGTGGATGCTGGTATTGCTTCTATCTTCAATGGCCCCCTTGCTAAACATGGTACAGAGTGGTACACCTATGGTGACACTGACTACTCTGGTGCTCAATTTGGTACAAAGGGATATACCACAAAAGACCTAGGACTGGGTAAGTATGATATCCTAGATAAAAGTAATAACTCCTTAGGTACTGGTTATGGTTCTGTATCTGATGCTATCTCTGCTTATGCTAATAATAATAGGCAAAATAGTATTAACGCTCTTGATCCTGAATGGAAGCCCTACTATAATGATTTCACCGGGGAATCTGAGTTTGATCCAAGGACTGCCCCTTTTATTAGTCCGCAGTATGGCAGTGCTCTGAGTGAGTGGGAAGCTTTAGGGCAATTAATAAATGGTTCACAAAATACCCTTGGTGGGTATTTTCCAAACACACTTAATACACCGGGGCATGAATCTGGCTATGGGGCACCCTACGCAGATATTCTTTCTGGACATGCTCATAATAAACAAGGGGATTTAATCTCAGGATTAAACACTCTATATGGTTCCACCCCTCTGCTTATGAATGACAAGCTACTAGGATACAAGATGGACCTAGGGCCGGGATCGGATGCTTCTCCATTCTCTGATTCTCATCTTATTAATAGTAAGCGTGAGAATATGAATAGCCAGCTTTGGCGACAACTTAAGGGTGAGGACGATTGGGCTAAGTTAGTAAGACCTTTGGGCACAGGTCAGGATGTGTTTGTGCCTAAGGAGAATGCCGAGAAACTTCCCGGCTGGACTAATGAGGATTCGTGGGATTACAAGAAAGCACCAGTTACTGGTAGCCTTACAGGTTTCATGAATAAAATTGGTCCTCTGCTTAAGATGACTCCATTGGCTCCCTTCTCTTACTTTTTTGATGCAACACAGGGTGCAGCTAATGGTAATATGGGTGGAAGTCTTGCATCCATCTTTGGTGGGATGCTCAATATGAGTGGTGCTGATATGGCTGGGATGGCTGGTGTCGATCAGATGCCTAGTGGTGGTTTCTCTGGTGCTGACTTAGCTGACTTCTCTAGCCCGTCTTCCTATCTCTCTAATACATTTGGGCAAGGGGCAGGTGCATTAACTTCAGCAGGGCTTGCTGCCCTATCCGCTGGTAAGGGTGTTAATCCACTGTATGCTGCGGCTGGTGCCGGTTTAGGTAATCTAGCTAGTGGCTCTCTACAAGGATTAATGAAAGACTCTGTTGGTGATGTTGCTTCTAAAATCTTTGGTGGTGGTGCTAGTAGGGGGATTCAATCACTCTTCAATCAGAACCAAGCTATCCATGGATCAGAGCAGGGTGCTCGTAGTGGCTCACTATCAGGCTTTATTAACAATAATTCACCCTCTGCTCAGAATACACAAGAACCTTCGCAAGAAGAGAAACAACAACTAGCCCTTGACTTACAGCGTAAGCTGATTCAACGACAACAACAGGGTATGTTTGGAGGTGCCTAATGGCAGCGTCTACAAAACAGAAACAACGAAGAGAGCAGAATGTTAGGCTACCATTAATTGGCTCACAAACTAATCGTAGTTCTAGCTCTGCCAAGGACCAACGATTTGTAAATATCTTTCCAGAAACTCGCAAGGTTGAGGCCATCGAGAGTACCCGGATTTTCCTTAATAAGAGGCCGGGTCTCACTACCTATAAAGACTTTGGTACTGGTGCTGGTAGAGGTTGTGCTTGGTTCAATAATAAGTTTTATGTAGTGGTTGGTAATCAACTTATAGAGGATGGCGTAACACCCACTGTAAAGGCTACCTTAACAGGTTCTACTGGCCCAGTGGGTATGGTGCTTGGTAACTCCTCTACCCTTGGGGACTATTTATTTGTGTGTGATGGTACGTCAGGGTGGGTAGTAGATAATACAGGTACTGCTACAATTATTGTCTCTGACTCAATACGATCTATAACTATTACTACTGCTGGTGTTGGTTATGCCGCTGCCCCACGTGTGTTTATAACAGGTGGTAGTGGTTCAGGTGCAACAGCTACAGCTACTATCTCTGGTGGTGCTATTAATGCTATCAGTGTTACAAATGCTGGTAGTGGGTATATAACTGAGCCTACTATATCTTTTTCAGTAGTTGTAACTGCTACCAATGCAACAGAACGCTTTAATGCTACTGCTCATGGCTTTGTTGATACTGATCGTGTATCTTTTACATCTACAGGGACATTACCAACAGGTATTACAGCAGGTACTCAGTATTATGTAGTTAATAAGACAGCTAATGACTTTCAGGTTAGCCTGACCTCTGGTGGTGCTGCTGTTACATTCACTACAGACGGTACTGCAACTATTTCTGCACATACTGGTGCGCCAACAACTGTAGCAACGGCAACAGCATCACTTAACGCTTTTCCGAGTCCACATGTACCCACACCCACGTTCATTGACGGATATATTATCCTACCACAAAGAAGCGATGTATATAACTGTGTGCTTGATGAACCACAGCATTGGGATTCTAGCAACTACCTTACTGCTGAGATGTTCCCCGATGCAGTGGTCGGATTGGGTAGACAGAACAACCAAGTCATAGTTTTTGGTGAAAATTCAACAGAATTTTTCTATGATGCTGCTAACGTAAACGGCTCACCATTAACACGCAATGACTCTACAACGATTCAAATGGGTTGCGCTGCACCCTACGCTGTCTACCAGAATGAAAAATCATTTATTTTCGTAGCACAATCCGAGTCTGGTGGTAGGGCAGTATGGCAAGTAGAGGGTTTTCAACCTAAACGAATTAGTGATGAATTCATTGACAGGATGATTGATGCTGAGGTAGATATGACGGATTGCCGTGGGTTTGGTTTCCGCACGATGGGTCACCTCTTCTTCCTGCTTAATCTACCTACCTCTAATCGTACCCTTGTCTATGACGTAGATGAAAAACTCTGGCATGAGTGGTCCAGCAATAATGCAGGTAATCATGCTGTCTTTGCCTGTGACTACCTCTGTGATAACCATGGTGGTGCTGCTTATATGTTACACAACTCCAACGGTACTCTGTATAAACTTGATCCAACTGCTTATCAGGATGATGGTACAAGTATCCTAGTAGAGCTACAAACTAACAAGTATGACATGGATACCTATAAACGTAAATTCTTGTCTAACTTTAAGATAGTAGGTGACAGGTATGAAGCAGGAAATTCTGTGGATGTTAAATGGACAGATGATGATTATGTAACATGGTCTAATACAAAGACTGTTAATTTGACAGACGACTTTCCCAACTTTGCTAGAGGTGGTGCATTTAGACGTAGGGCTTTCAATATCAGAAACGCCCTTAACTATCAACTACGCTTGGAATCATTTGAGGTTACTTATTATGAAGGGGATCATTAATGGCCTCTGGACTTCCACCACCCCCAGTTAATGATAAGCCGGGGAGCTTTACTTGGTTAGAGTGGTATCGCCAACTGCGTAACTATGTCTCTACATCAGGTTCAGTTCCTTGGTATATCATTAACTTCTCAGGGTCGAACATTACAGATATTGCCTCCCGCGCACATGCTAATTTGCAGAACCTACAAGGGGGCACTACTGGTGAGATGTATCACCTCACTGATGCTGAATATACTGCTTTACCGACTAACGGTACATGGACTCCTACCTTTACTAACCTAACAGTTGTTAATGGTACAGGCGGGGCTACATATGCCGGTAGGTATACACAGATAGGTAGTATCGTTTATTACACGATTACTATTACTTGCACTGGAACAGCAACAACAGCAAGCACAGCAGGGACAACTTATTGTACTCTACCTGTTGCAGCTACATATAATGATACATGCGCTACAGCAAACAGTACAACCAATGTTGGTATAGGTACTGGTGTCTTAGATGCAACAAACGATAGGTGCTATCCAAATACATGGGTAGCCACGGGTAATACAATAACAATTTCAGGAAAGTACGAGGTTTGATATGGGTTGGGACGATAACAACTATGACTACATGAGTGAGGATTCAAGTAGTGGTTACACATCAGATGAAGGCATGGACTTTGGTCCAAATCAAGATCAAGGAGTTAATTGGGACTTTGGTCAGACACCGGATACATCTTGGAATCAATGGCAGGATCAAATGCAAAACCCCGATATGTATCAACCTTGGCAACAAGAACAACTACCGGGATATGATGCAGGTAATCAGAACTTCCTAGGTGGCGCTGCAGCTACTAATTTAACACAGCAACAACCCGGTGCCGGAACACAAGACTTCCTAGGTAGGCTGTTCTCTAATCCATCTCTGATGGCTAAGGGTATTGGTGCTTTGTTTGAAGGTAGTCAGAACAAGAAGCGTCAGGGTGATCTTAATAGTATTGCACAACGCGCTGGCTTTGATCCATTCGGTTCTCAGCGTCCTGTTTATCAGCAAGCGCTGCAAAGTACAATGAATGATCCGTATAACCAACCAATGGTTAAGGCTCAGATTGATAATGTACAACGCATGCAGAACATTAAGGATGCGGCTGCCGGTCGCCGTAGTAATCAGCTATCCTCTGCTCCGGGTGTGATGGCCCAACAGGCTGCTATCGCTCAGAATTATTTCAATAGTCTGCAAGGACCTGCTGGTGCTAACATCAGTCCAAACTCCAGTGGCCTAGCCTCTATCCTGAATCAAGCCTCACAAGCAGGGACTAATGGGTATATTTCACCTCTCCTATCAGTTCTAGGTAATACTACTCGTGGTGCAGAGACAAGTGACAGTAAGCAAGCAGCAATTGATGCTATTATGAAACTATACGGAAAGGCTTAAAATGAATCCAATCTCAACTGGGTATAAGCCTGAGTATGGATTGGGTGCAGTCTATCAGGGTATTAATGCTGCTGATTCAGAAGCACTTAATCAAGAAGAGATTATTAAGGCCTACCTAGCTAATCAACGTGAACAACAAATGCAACCACTGGATGTACAAACCAAACAGTGGGATGCAGCCTCTGCTCAGGACAAGTTAAACAATCCACAATATCGCAAGATGGCCTTGGATGGCTTTATTGGGCAGATGCAATCACAGGCTGCTGCTGGTGAGACTGCCCAATTGCTTGCACCCTTTAAGCGCCAGACAGAGCAAGCTCAGTTAGGCTATGATAAGGGTAAGCTGGATGTTCTGCGCACAATTCAGGATATTGATAGCAAGCTTCGCTCTGGTGGTGGTACTGATGAGCAAGGTAATGTGGTTCCCTTCTCCCCACAAGATAGGGCAACTATGGAGCAACTACGCCAGAGATATATTGCTGATCTTGGTTCTACCCCTGAGTTTTGGCAGAAAGATAAACTACAGACAGATCGCAATGAGTCTAACGAATACATTGCACAAATTAAAGCACAGGCTGCACAGAAACAATTACAAGAGCCTAAGTATAAAGAACAACTAGCACAGGCTATTCAAATCCTTGCTGATCCTAACAAGGATGCTGAAGCTAAACAACGTGCACAAAAGTTTATTGAGTATGATGCATATCTCAAACAGGTAGCTAATCCACGTAGTTTCACACCCACTATAGATATGCAAGGTATGGGCGTTCCTATGAACCCTGCACCTGTTAATGCTGCACCTGCTCAAATGCCTACACCTAATGGTGCTCAACCTGCAGCACCTAAAGGTAACACAACAATCAAATATGACAATAAAGGGAATCGGATTCCATGAGTAAATTTGCAGAACTCCCAGATGGGACTAAACTAGAATTTCCTGACGACACTCAGGATGACATTATTGATGGCGTAGTAAAGAAACATCTAGGGATTTCTGCTAAACCTACGAGTCTGGCAGATCAGATTCCCGGTCTTTTACCAGAGGGGGCACCGGCACCGGCACCAGATATGTCTTGGAAGCATTTGGTTGCCCCACTCGAAGCTGGCCTATCTGTTGGTACTGGCCTTATTGGTGGTTCTATTGGTACTGCTGTAGGCTCTGCTCAGGACGTTATGGACGGTACATTCAATACTAAAGGTCCGGGGCCAAAGGCACAGCAATATGCAGAAGCCCTCACCTATGAACCAAGACTAGATGAAAGTAAGCCCCTAACTGAGAAAGCTAATAAGTTCTTAATGGAAGCGGCTGGTCCTCTTGCATCTGTTATGCCGCAGCTTGAAGCTGGTGGTGTTTTCCGTGGGATGAAGAAGGACTTTAACAGGGGTAAAGCTAGGGTAGCAGAAGAAGCTCAACTCCTTGAAGCTATCAAGAAACAACAGGAACAGAAGGCTGCTACAACCCCTGTAGAACCTACTGGTGAGCTTATTGGCGCACAATATGGTGGTCGTCAGGCCAAGCCTTGGGATACTCCTGCTGAGACTGTACCAAAATCCCCACTGGAACTTGAGTTAGTCCCACAAGGTGAGCGCGGATTGTTTGGTGATAATCCCCGTGCTACCCCACAAGAAGCCCTTAAAACCAACCACACCAATCCAACTATTGACTTCCCACTACGTCAGGAGGTATTAGAACAGCCAGAGATTAAGGCTGCTATTGATAACTTCAGACAACAGGCTGCAGAGCTTGAGCAGGTAGCTAACAACGCTATTAGTGAGAAAGTGCGTGAGAATGCTCGCACACAACTGACAGCTCTACAGGAAGAGTTTGGTCGTGGTATGGAACAGATGGGTATCCTACAACCTAGTGATGCCTATGGGCGTGGCCTCTATGAAGCGCGTGGGGAGAATACAACTGGAGCTGTCCAGCATACCTTCAATCCGAAGGGACAAGAAGGTGCTTTCAAGTTCTTTGTTAAGGAGGAGAAGTTTGATGACTTTGCTAAACGTGTACGTGAGCTTTCTCCTGACATCTCTAGTGCTGATATTGATGCGCTATGGCAAGAGCGTGGCAATAAAGCAAAGCAAGAGATAACCAATGTCAAACTAGCCAAAGGTCTAACTAAAACTGATGATCTTGGTGGTATTAAACTTGAGACTATCTCACCTGAACAGGTTATTGAGTCACTCAAGACATCAGAGGATTCACCTAATAACTTTGGCCTCTACCGCAAGACACTCATGCCCGGTGGCTACATGCCAGCCGAGTTCTCCAACAATCCGGGTTTAAAGATAGCCTACCGTTATCTAAAGAACACAATTGACGAGAATGCGCGTAAGGCAGAGATGGCCCTGTTTGAAGCTAAGACAGGTCTTATTAACTCTATGACTCACCTAGAGACTCTCTTTGGTCCGGGTGGGGGTGCTGAGTTAGTCAAGCAATGGTTCAAGGCTAAAGATGATCCTAACTTTCAATTCAATCTAACTCCTGCCCAGCAGAAAGTACATGCACTGAAAGAAAAACTGTTTACATCCATGTTGGAGGATATTCAATCTTTCCTACCTGAGAATAAACAAATAACAGAACTACCTAACTATATCCCATCAATCCACGATGGTAAGTGGTACATTGAGGTTAAGACTAGTGAGGGTAGGCCTGTTCTATATGGTGCTCACAACAAGTTTCAACTGAAGGCTATGCAACAGTACCTAAACCTTAAAGGTTATGAAACATCCCCTATTAAGGTTCGTGGTAGGTATCAGGACTCACGTTGGGGTAACAACCAGTTTGGTGATGTGAATGAAGTCAAGGCTGCTAACTATCAATACATGCTCGATCTTCTTACAGATGCTGATCCACAGGTTCAGGCCCTTGGTAAGGAATTAACAAGGCAGATTGATAGTCAAGCTTATACTGCTTCAGGTGTCCATAATCGGTTTAAGGAATACACAGGTTACGAAGGTAACCTTGGGAATAACCCACTTAAGTCTGATCGTACCAATTATTTTGATGCTAAAAAGGCTTTGATTAACACAGTAGAATCTCATTACTCTTGGGTAGCGGCACAGAAGGCAAACCAGCTAAACAAGACTGTTATGGAATCTGGTATTCCTCCTAACAATGCTGCGCTGATCTCTGAGTACATCAACTCTAACGTCATTGGTAAGTCTTCCAAGACATTTGTTGATACTATTGCTCATGGTATTGGTGAGAATATGTTTGGTATGAGTCCTCAACAGGTAAATCAGGTTGCTAATAGATCAGGGAATCTTGTTACAGCAATGCTAACATCAATGGGTTCCCCTATACATGCCCTACAAAACGTTGTACAGCCCCTTACAGTGATCTTCCCACACCTGTTTAAAGAGCGTGGGAACTATATGGATTTAACCTCTGCCCTAACTAAAATCCCCGCTGAATATGCTTATGTGTTTGCAGGTAAGCAACTCAGTGAGGTTGCCAAACTCTTTGGTGTTGAGCAGGGTAAATACTTCGGTTCTAAGGCCTTCCAAACTAAGATGGAGTTCGCACAACGGACAGGGATTATTGATCCAACTATTGTTGAATCTACTCCACTGTTTCAAAGCAAAGCTGCCAATCGTGCCACTGACTTTGCAGTGCAGGGTATGTTATCCCGTCCTTCTGAACAGGCAGCGCGATGGGCTGTGTTCTCCTCTATGTATGATCTAGGTGTCCGTAAGGGTATGTCTGTTGAGAAGGCAGCTTCTCGCGCCAAGGAGATCACGGAGACTTTCATGGTGGATTATGGTCCTGATGCCAAGGCCCGTATGTTCACGGAGAATGGTATTGTAGGTAATACTATGGGCCGGTTACAGTCCTTTGCTGCTAACCAACTCGCTCAGACATTCCTGTATATCAAGAACTCTAAGAAGTCTCCTAGTGATGCTATGGCTGCTATGACTTACTTTACAACTCTGGCTGCTCTTGGTGGTATTGTTGGTCTACCTTTCTTTGATCTAGTTGAGAAGTTAGTCAATAATGTTAAATCTAAGGATGGTAAAACTTTCTCACTGCGTAATGAGATTAGGCAGACTGTAGGTGATGGTGCTATTGAAGGTCTATGGGGTAAGGTTGGTCTAGGTGTAGCTCCTAGTTTTGGTGCAAGGACTATTGGTGATAACAATTTACCAAGTGTTCTAGGTTTCCCCACTGCCGGTAAGATTGGGCAGATAGGTGAGACGGCTGCACGGAGACTGAATCCTAACCACTCTTGGGACACTGAACCTGACTCTGAGAAAGGTAAGGAACTCCTTGCTATTTCTCCTGTAGCTGCTCGTGGTATGATCGAAGACAAATATCTTAAACCTAAGGTTGGCGGCAATACTGTTAATATCTCAGGTGAAACTGGGCGTGTATTACATAAACAACAACCCGGTGAGTTTTCCTTTGGTAATATTCGCAGTGCTGAGCGGTCTAAGGATGCTGATCTAAATAATCAGAAATATCTAGAGCAGCAGAAGCAGAAGGAACAATCCAAGAAATTGGAGAGGGAGATAGAGCGTCGTGTTCTTGACACATCCCTGTATGGTAATAAGACACAAGAGAAACTGGAAAGGCTCAATAAGGATATTCAAGCCTATGTACAACTAGGTAATGATGAAGCCGCTGTTGAAAAACTTCTAACCAATTCCCTTGCCTTTGCTTCTGTGGGGGATGCTGAACTGGCTAAACTCTCACAATTAGCACAATCTAACAAGGATTGGACGGTACTTAATAAAGTTTTAATGGAGAAGAAGTACCTTGATCTCCGTAAAGAACATAGGGGTATCTTTAACTTCGGTGTAGGAAAGAAACAATAAATGCCAACATATATAGGATCAAGACACAGAGACACAAAGGGTAATATTGGACCTACTTTACAAAGCATTAAAGATAAACATGACTTTGCAAAGGCAAAGGGGGAAACAATGAGTGATCTAGCATCACTTTTTGCCCCTCTAGGTGCTACACTGGGTACATACTCCCCAGAGGCTCATGGTGGCCTAATGCGCCCCTCTAACCTATCTCCTGCCATAATGACTGCTGTTAGTGATGCCAAACGTCGTGGGGCCTCTGCTAAAGAAATTCTACAACGGTGGGGTCTAGTCCATGACGGCTTTGGTTGGAATCAATATGTGCCAGATAAAATAGATGATAGATTACTTGAAAGTTTTTATGGGAAGAAACATCCTATGGGCACTTTAATTAATCCTACAAATTCTACACAAACCATGACACTTAAAGATATTGTGTCTAATACCCGGACTCCAGATGTTAAATTTACACCTAAAGATATACCTATAGGTAAAGACGGGCTTATTGGCGGAGCATATGAGTATGGTGGTAATGGGGCTGGGGAAGTTCTTTTAAATACCCGTAGTGGTAGATACCTAAAAGAATTGCGTGGTTCATTAGGACATGAACTTCAACATCCACTGGATCACCGAATAGAACAACGCTCATTTGGAACTAATCCAAACTCTATACCACTGCAACAGCGTATAGATGCAGCCAAACGCACTGGTAGGAATGATGTATCTAATGTAGAACTGTATGCACATCAAGCGGGTGAGCGGAGAGCGGACATTAATGGTTTTATGGCAGCAGAAGGACCGGAGAACTATCAAGATATACAAGGTGTCTTTGACCATCTAAATCGCCGGTTTCAATATGATCCCCGCCTAAATAATGGACAATGATGATAACCCTACAGGACTACTTCAATGGGCGGGACAAGCAGTACAAAGCTGATCTATCTACACAGGTCTGTATTAATGCTGCTAAATTGCTGGACAAGGTTAATCCCTTGCTTGATATGTTTGGAGAGAAACGTGGATGTAATTCGGGATGGCGTCCTAAAACGCTACAAATGGAAATCAATCCTAGAGCACCCAACAGTAAGCATATTACTGGTGATGCCATAGATATTGAAGATAGGGATGGGAAATTAAAGGAATGGTGTGTGTTCAACCAAGACAAACTAGAAGCACTGGGTTTGTATATGGAAGACCCTGCCAGTACGCCAACATGGGTACATCTGCAGCAACTCCCGCCAAAATCAGGTAATAGAATTTTTAAACCATAAAAAAAGCCCACCAAGGATTAATTTCCAAGGTGGGCTTTCTTATTTCTACTTACTCTCCAGACTGATACCTATGTATTGCACATCTAATAATACCAAAGTCAATAACCAAGACACCATCATCAAATAAATACTCAATACCAATCATAAAACCACTAATAAAGCTAAAACCGATCATCATTATTATTTATCCTTATAGACCGCATACACCGCTTACACAAGCACGATCAATGTTCTCCTCAAACACAACGCCCTTGTGCTTAGTGGCTTCCTCATAACTACACTCTGTTAGAGGCTGACCTCCTCTACTTCCATCTGGATAACAGGTGAATCCCCGTAAACGTGGTGCATAGCTACTAAGAACGTTTGCAAACGTTGCAACGTCTTGTTCGGCGTTTCCTTTTGACCCCCAACTAGGAAGGTTAATGGTTGATGAGATTGACATATCAACGTAATCTTGAATGTCCGCTTGGAACCTGATTCTTTGTTCATAGTTATGACTTAGACCATAGGCAGTATCAATCTTGCTTGGGTCCAGTCCGTACTCCTTAATAAGTTGGTCTGCCGTACTATCTACGACGTACTCGTACTTCCACTTTGTGCCTTCAACGAGGTAACGGCGTTTGTAAGCCACTGCAAACAGAGGTTCGATGCCTGTAGTTGTCCCTGCAAGAATGCCAATGCTTCCTGTGGGGGCAATTGCTCGATAAGCGACTGGACGTGAGATGTATAGACGCTCACAGTGTTCATTTGCTGCTCGTTCAGATTCATCTTTATATACCTGTAGCCATTGTTTTAGTTCTGGAGTAACCTCGTAACTTGCTCCTCGCTTAAGGAGCCATGCATGGATACCCATGAGTCCAAGGCCAAGACGACGGTTTTTCTCCCGAACTTTATAGACCTTGTCATATGGTAGATCGGCTCTAAGTGTGCCGCAGACGAGGAACTTTGAAGCCAAGGAAACGACATCTTGGAACTCCTGAAAAGACTCAATATTGCCAATATTGATACTCCCAAGATTACAAACATCAGAATCATCCGCTGATGTAACCTCAGTACAGGCATTTCGGAGTGTTTCATCCTGTTTATCTCCAAAGTTAAAGCTAAAGCCCGGCTCACCTGTCATCATAGCCTGTCGGCAATTCTCTTGAAAAGTATTTAGATTAGCCCGGTCTGCATTATACAACCACTTATCATCATAATTAACAGAGATGTTAGTCATGTCCAGAGGAGCAGCAAAGTTGAAGTCTTTATTCTTCATTACTTTGATCTCGTCTGACCAGTTCTTAGCCTTCAGGAATGTGGGGATATCCTCGTGGAGCCAGTTTAGACTGGCATAGATCGCTGATCTCCTTGAGCCACCTTGCATTACTCCCCGTCCAACTTCGTTTATCATTTGCATCAGGGGTATCGGACCACTCGACAAGCCACCTGTACGACTCAACGGCTTCCCCTCCGGACGTAGTCTGCTGTAGTCGATTCCAATGCCACCGCCAGTCATTAGACAACTGACTGACCTCTTCGTCAGTTCTGCCCATTCTTCCCTCGTATCCTCCTCTGCCCGTAGCAAAAAACAGTTATTAAAGAAACTACTTCCCCGTCCTGAATACCAAAGGTAACGGCCACCAGCCACGAACTTGAAAGCCTTCATATATTCTACGAGTTGCTCTCGGTCATCTTGTGACATTAAGGCCCTATCTTTTCCCCAACGTGTGCCACATACATCCTCTACTACACGCTCACATAATTGTCCCCAATCATCTGTGACACCCATGGCGTATTTTTGCTTAAAGATGTTTTCTGCAAAAGAGTTTTTGAAATAATTACGCTGCATATGAGGTAAGTGCCCTTTCTCTGGCTTTTTGTTTCTGTTCCTCTGGGAGATCACAATATTTTTTATTTTTGGCGTTCATTGAATTCTCTCAGTTCTTTTTGTTGTTGTAACTGTTTTGCTCGTTGTTGTTCTTGCTTCTTATAGATGTTGGCTTTATGCTCAAGTCTATCAGTCAGAGACCGCTTCTTCGTTGAATTCGTCATCGTCTTCATCATGCATTAGGGTATCAAACTTCTCATCAATTAAGTCTTCAAACTTATCCACAATCTCTGCAGAAGTAATTCCCAGCCTTTCGATCAAGTCGATTTCATCCCAACGAGCTAGACGTTCTTTTAGCTCTAGGAAAGTTAGTGTCATTTTTTGAAGTTAGCAACAATACGTTGTCCGAACAGGAAGCCAAATGCAATGTTAGCTGCTTCTAGTGCGGTAAGCTTGACAGTAACATCCAGATCAGGAACAATGGCTGTCCCAAGACCACCCAGAATAACAACACCAGCAGAAATATACCGAGCACTGCCTCGAAGATCGATAACCCACTGAGATGGCGTGCCTCCCGGATTATCCAATGATGCAAGGACCTGCATCCGTTTAATATCTTGTTCATCAAGTTTAATTTGATCCTCAATAGTAGTTGGTTTAACACCACCAGCTTTATTTACGATTAATTGTTTGATACCCTCCACACCTACAGGTAGTAGGGCAGAGAGTAGTGTAGTAAGTAGTAGACTCATTATGGCATCCATGTATATATAGTGTTGTTTGTTTCTACAGCAAGAATATTATTGATTTCCTTAGCCACTTGTCGAATCTCCCATTGGGCATGTGTATCTGCTCTAAGTTTAATGAAATCCAACCATGCTTGGAAGTTTCCAGTGACAACCAACTCTGTGTAGGTGGCCTCAGGTAAGACGAATCGTGCATCTTCTTTCTTAACCCCCTGTGAGATTAAGTAATTATACTCACGCAGACATTCCTCATAATGGGCTTCATACCTATATTCGAGGTCTGGGTTAGAAGTAGGAATGATAAAGTCAGCCTCTGTCTCTCTACAATACCTCTGTGATCGCTGTAGGAAGTCTAAATGCTTTGACCTGACCATTTGATGACTACATATACGACTAATGCCAGAGATATGAAAAGTTGCGTGGGCAAAACGTAATGTAGCAAGGTGGCCCTTTTCTTTGCAAGCAACGGCTCTCTTAATATTAGACTCTCTGCTATCAACACTGTTATAACAGATAGCAGAGCAAGAACCAATAAAGTTAGCAGCATCGGGTGTTATCTGTAGTAGCTCGATTTTCACTTAATTCCCTTGTTAACCGCTCAATCATTTCTGCTGAATCCAGCAAGGCCTGTTGTAGTTCAGCATTACGCTGCATACAAGAGCGTAAGCCATCATAGAGAAGTGAGTTATCATGACCGACCGTCATAGGTCGTAATCGCTTGATACCCTCTTCGTCTAAAGTGTCAATATCAATCGGCAATTGGCATCCTCATCTCTTCAAAAGCAATCAGGGCATTCAGGTAGTCTCGTGCTTTGTACAGATCACGCAAACCATCCTTACCTCTCCACCGGGCCACATACTTACAAATATTACCCTCAGCCCACGGAATATTATGACTAATCAAATAATCCATTAATTGTGTATCTGAATAGTGTGCTGGAATGTTATGTACCATTATATCTCTTTCTTAGGTAATTGAGACTTACAAACATCTCATCAAACGAACCATTTTCGACCTCGTGCAGAAGAATTATACCGCGCCAGTGCTTATTGCTCTGATGGTCTAGGTATCCTTCGTCGTGCTCGTAGCAGCTACCTGTGATGATACATGTAATGGTAGAACCATCTGGGCGCTTTCCATAGGCGACTTGGCGACCTTGCTGATGGCCGGCAATGCACGACATATGTAACTTGCTAACCATAGCGGAAGCACTAGAAGCAGGGCGACCCAGAACGCCGGTAGGAAAATAATGACTGTAAGCAACCCCATCAATAAATACAGGGGATAGAAAATCATGTACTTCCCAATCTTGGTACGGAAGGTCTTCATATTTAATTAACCCTTCAAGTTTCGGATCATTCTCAATTGCGCGTAGTATTCGCTGCTCATGGTTCCCCAATGTGAGTACCATTCGAGGTTTGTAGGCTTTCTCCTTGTTCTTTTTCGCTCTAATATTAAACTCCTTGATAGGCCCCATAAGCGACTCCATCGCATCTTGTGCCGCTTCAATGTCTTTAACATAGCGTTTACCCTCAAAAGACCTCTTACCTACATCATAGCTGCTCAGACTCTCCATATCTGCAAAGTCACCTAGATGTACGATTACATCTGGTTTTTTCTCTACAATATACTTACCAATCCGATTTAGGTAGGTGAAGTCTTCCCCATACTTAGCCTGTGTGTCAGGAATTATTAGATGAACAGTCATCGTCGATATATGAGACCTCTACTAGATGATCTCCCTCATTGTGAATAAACCAATCAAGTTCTTTTTGTGTCTCAAACACACCGATCTTCTCAGTTCCATCTGAGTATCGCAATTTTACTAGGACTCTTGAACCCATTTCAGGATAGTCTCCGTATCTTTAATACTACAATAAGTAAACTCATATTTCTCTGCCCACTTGGCATGTGTCATCTTGGTCCCACCACATAATTTATTGGGATTGTCAAACACGAAGCGCAAGTCAAGGTCAGGGTGCTGTTCTTTCAGTAACACATACTTCCTACGTTCGGAATAATCACTAAGATAGCCCTTGGTTTCGATCAAGAGTTTCTTATCTATAGTCCAATCTACCGTATATGTATGAGAACTCTCAGGGATAATATATGAGATTTTTGTAACCTCATACTTATACTTTACATCATTATCCCTAAGAATCTCCTCAAAGCGTTGCTCTAACCTGCTACGCCGCTTAGGAAGCATCTGGTAATCTCCGCCTACGTAGCACAGTTGGGTTAATTAGATCAAGGCTAGATGAACGTGAGGCATATGTGCCTTCCCATGTCCATTGGCAGGGATACCATACATCACGCTCTTTCTCATACCATGCCCCGTTTATGTAGTTTCCTTCAAAGACTTCATAAAGTTTAACATCGCTTCCGCCTCTTGTTGTAATTCGCTGTTTAAAGTCAAGCCCACCTGCTTTGCGTGTGTCATCCATGTTTCTTTTTCTTCTTTTTGTTGTATCCAAAGACATGCAGCGTTCATGACGAATCGGGCTGGATCATTATATAACTCACAGACCACATCCAACATATCCTGCTCATTGTCCAAGGGGGTAATGTACCTATCAGCTTTCACCTCACCAACACGACTAACACCAATTACATTATCTGACCTATCACCAATCAGCATCTGTTTGTAGAAGTGCTTTAGGCCATCTAGATACGGCACATTCTTGATGGTCATCTTCACCCAATTGTAATGCTTACCGGGGATCATTAAAAGGTCTTTATCAATAGTGGCGATAATCGTATCGTCCGTTTGATTAACCCCTAACATATCATCTGCTTCACACCCATGTGATACCTTAGCCTTGTGGTTTGCTACAAGGTACTCACGACAATCTTGCAAATAGCAGGGTGGAACGGTGTCCTTTCGGTTAGCTTTGTACTCAGGATAGACTACCTTGCGGAAGTTATCACTACCTGTAAGCCATACTTCTTGTTGGTCTGCTTCTGTTGCTTCCAGAATCTGCTGGAGCAGCACATCCATGCGATAGAATGCTACGTCCTTCTCCATAGTAGAATCAACTGTGGCAGCACAACGGTAGGCGACAATATCGCCATCAGTCAGGACTTTCATTTATACTTTCATTTTGTTTGAATAGGCACCTTGCCCTGTGACCTTGAAGTGGGAAACAGAGATGCGCCTTTCAGTATTAGTTGAATTACAATGAGGACACAGCGTACTAGCAGTTTCCGAAGTGAGGGCCTCATAGAACTTCTCACAGTTGTTGCAGTAAAAATCATACAATCTTAGCATAGGTTTCAAAAGAAAATAGGGGGAGTTTCCTCCCCCTTTGATTACATAGGTACGTCGTCGTCTTCTACTGGTACAGGAATAGCCTTAACCGCTGGTTGAGTTACCTTGCCGGTGTCAAAGACATAAGACTCAAACTCCCTAGCTACGTTGATAACCTCCTCCACAGTAGGATTCTTTTTGTCAGTCTTAAGCACTGAGATAGCAGCAGTGATCGAACTCTGACGCACGATATATACTTGCTTCTTCGCTCGTTCATCAGCCGTCTCAAAAGTGCTCTTGGCAGGTGCTGTAGTAACACCAGAGCCACCAGCTAGGGCTGAAGCAGCAGGAGCAGTATCACCTGCAGCAATTGCAGTCCAATCCCAATAACCCTTATCGTTCTTGGCACGGCTAACTGTATAAACATCACCAGCCTGTGCTGCCTTTAGGGTATTGAACACCTCCTTGTGGTTAAAGGACATGATCTTCTTCGTCTCTACCTTGTTCTCAAAGGTAACATTACGATAGGTTAGATCAATAGTCTGATATGAACCCTTGGCTGTTGGTACTGTTACGATTTCGAGAGCTACTACTTTAATCTGTAAATTTGACATATATTTCTCCTATTGATACTAATATTATACCACTCTTTTGTGATCTTGTCAAGCGAACTTAACATCTTCTAGATCAAGCATGTTTGGACCACAGCTAACTTCACCTACCATAGGTACATTCCATTCCACACCATAGGATTTAGTGATTAATTCAGGTAAGTCAATAAAGACCTCATTAAAAATACCACACCATTCATCCTTTTCATTAGCAGGGACATCCGCTACGATAGAATCATGGACAGTGCTGATTAATTTACCTGTTAGTCCGGCTCGTTTAACACGTTGATAGGCAGCAATTCGGGCTACTGCCATTACATCTGCCCCACAGCCTTGATTAGGCCAATTAGTTATGTCATTTTCAGACCACAGCATCTCTCCTCTTTTGTTTTTGTACTGACTAAACACATACTCCCTACCAAAAGGGCTTATGATCCTACTCGTCTGTGTGGCTTCCTTAATATACCTCATGTGGGTATCGTACAACTTAGGATACTTGGCGTAATAAACATCAATTACGTCCTGCCAGAACTCCACAGACTTTGATACAGGGGTAAAGTCAGGGTCCTTGCTATAAGCAAAGGCTGATCCTCTATAAATCCATCTAAACAGAAATACTTTAGCGATTAGGCGTGATGGAAGTTTGAATGCCAATTGATTCGCTGTATGGATATCATTCTTAGATGGATCAAGTACAACACCTTCCCACTCCTTAATACCTGTTAGGTCTTGCGATAAGAACAAATAAGTACACCACTCTAAGCTTTTTGAATCGACGTTAATTATCATACCTACTCTCACAGAATTTCTTAACTTCCTTGCAGAAATTTTGCTGGTTGGGATTGGAACTACTCAGTCTCCCTGTCACAGCTAAACATTGATTTAGGCTGCTAAAAAGCATGTTAGGAGGCCAATCATTCTTCTCTATCTTCTTTGGTAGTCCTAGCAGATAAGTTGTTACCATCTTCTCCAGCTTAGACCATTCCAGCAAGAGGCCTATCAGGTGCTTAGTGAGCTTTGTAGCCTTAAGTGATACCAAAGTATCCATATCAGTGGCCCAGATACCTTCTTTTACTTTCTCTGTGCCTTTTAATGGCTCAACCAAGCGTGGGAACTCAAACACATTCTCCTTAATCATATACTTGATCTGGCCTGTCTTAGCCCCAGTCTTATATACACCATTAGGTATCCGTGTCTTAACTGTCAGTTGCCCACCGTAGAGTAACTTCGACACCTGCTCAGGGCTACCAAGATTCACAGGTACTCCACGAGTGAATTGATACACCTGCCCCTCTACTTCCTTCATCCTGTCTTCCAAATCCTTGGAAAAAGCTATAGATTTCTCAGAGTTATATACAATCCCGTTATTCTCCATCTCAAGGAGCACTAAAAGATCGTTACATTGCACCCTGAACAACCTGAACATATGCCCCTCAGACGCACAGAATCGCTCTACCTGACGTTTAAATACCTCATAGGTAAGGTTGCAGTCATGTGCCCCATACTCTGAGAGTATTTCAATAGGAATTGCATCAGTGTCTATACCCTTCTCCCAATACTCTGTCTTGACAATGTCTAGTTTTGTTTCCAGACCATAGTTCAAACACATGGTATTGAGATCGGGGTACTTCCACATCTGCTTGCTGAACAGGAACTCTGCTATTTGTAAGTCCCAAATGGTAGTGGGCTTCCAATTGAGAATAGACCATACCCAAGCCAGATCAAACTTAAGATTAGTACCAACAATACAGGAAGCACTAGCGAGGACAGGAATACAGTCTCTAAAATTTTCATTTGTATAGATGAGTGGCTTCTCATCATTTACCTTTACCTGAATCGTCACTAACTTTGTCTGTAGGGCATGCACATCCCCCTTGTGTTGGGTTGTAGTCTCCACATCCAGTGTTACCACTCTCTTCAGTAATGAATTCAAAGTATTCCCAATTTGTGACACAGTGCTCTGGTCCAAACTCATTATACGCCTTCCGTAAGAAATCAAACACCTCATTTACTGCACGTTGTTCGTTAGGTGCGGCAATAGAAATGTTAATAGGGATATCATACTTCATTTAGTTTCTTCTCCATGTTATCCATGTGATATTGAGTGCCACCATCCGGTGCTGTACCAAGTAGTGCTAACTTTGTAAATGTCTTATCCTTAAACCAAGGACTATTGAGCTTAAAGATTTTAACTAGTTCTTTTACAAACTTCGCTTTTGTAGTTGGAGCCATCACAGTGTTCCTAATACACTTAGCAACAAGCATAGCCTCCGTTTGTGTAATCATTCAATATCTCCATATCTAGCTATATCTGGCAAGATTCTAACAGCAAACTTACCATGCCTCAATGTTGGATCAGTATCCATATCCCCCAAGAGTTTGTTCTTACTGATGCAGAAGTAACGAGTATACTCATCAACTGTGTCATGAGTACGTCCAATACCTAGAATCCAATCTGCTTCCGCTTGTTTGGCAGTCTTGGCATTAGCTACGTTATCCATGTTCAGCCACTTCTTTCCTTCACCTGATGCATCAGACTGACTGACACCCATTACAGGGCAGTAGGCTTTAGCTAACTCACGTGCCCAGATATAAATCTCACCAAGGCGCAGATCATCCCGTAAGTCACCAGAGAATCCCTTTACCTTATCAAGCTGATCGAACAGGACAAGCGAGGGTTTGTGTTGCTCACATAACTTCTCAACAAAGCGTCTGTGGATAGCAGCAGAGTCTACCAACAGAATGTGGTCACCGATCATATCCTCATACAAGTCATTGTGCTTTTCCCTATCCGAATATAAATCAGTTAGAGTCAGCCCAAGCGCTGCTTGCATTATTCGCAGAGAGACCTCTTTCCCTTCCTGCTCATTGTTAAACCATAGGACTGGGCCGAGTCCCATTGCCTTAGCTTGTTGTGCAAAGTAGGACACCTCCGACGCAAGGAATGTTGTCTTTCCAGTCTCCGGCCTCGCAAAAAGGAATCCAAAGTTTCCCTTGCGGAGCGAACCAAGAGACTTGTTGAGAGCTTTAAGCCTCCAGCGGAGTCCTTGATTGCTTTGTCCATTCTCATACAGTTCATGTAGGTTGTGGGTTACAAATACATCTTCTTCAACAAGGGCGAAATCCTCCGAGTTAAATTGTTTAGTAAGCAGCAGCAAGTCATCAAACGGTTTGCGCCCCTCAGATGCCTCTAGCGCGGCTAGGGCTAACTGGTAAGCACTCTGTTTGTTCTTAGCATCTACAAGCAAATCTTCAATGATATCTGAAGACCCATCAACTTCCTGTAACCCCAACAGGATTGCTTCTAACGTTGCCTTGTCTTTCTCTTGACAGTTAAACAGGACATACAAACTGAATTCCTCAAATGTAATGTCTCGTTGATACTTGTCATGGAGTTTATCTAGGAAAGTAAATAATAAGGATAGCTCTTTGTTCTCAGACAGGAGATCGGAGATAAACTCACTATAATGAACAAAATGTTGATGGTTAAGCAGAGGTTTTATTAATTTAATTATATTTATCTCCTTATATATATATTATATATAATACTATATATTATTAATACTATTATACATATATTATAACATGCTTTTCCCTACTTGTCAAGTATTTCTATAATCTCCTGCTTAGAATACTCTTTTGGGTCTTTTTCAGTAATGACCGTCCTTGCTTTCAGCCCCAAATTCCGTGCTAAATAGGCAAAGCCTACTGCTTCTTTTGCCTTATCTCTGTCCAACCAAATGGTGATTTCCATACCACAAAATCGTTTAATTGTCAAGAGGCGTTTAGCTGAGATATGACTACCAAAAATAGGCATTGCTCTATGTATTCCTGTGGTACTAATCTTGATAGCTGACAGTATATCCTCTACTAGAATAAGGTCTTCCATATAAGGATTCCCTAATATATAGGTAATCTTGTCTATCTCCCCTTGGGTAAACCATTTAGCTTTCTTTGGTTCAGTGCCTAGATATCTGCCCTGCCAAGCTAATAGCTCACCCTCCACAATAATAGGGAAGACCAAGCGTTGGTATTTTTCAGACCACAGGATGTTATTTAATGCAAGGTCATATTCCCCAATGGAATATCTGGCAAGGAATTCTCTTCCGACATCAGGTATTCTGTCTGTACAGTCATATGGAATAGTAAGCGTTTTTGCAGTTCCAGTTGCCTCTCTGCTAATAGATTGGAAACCCCTAGCCGATTGGAAATAACCACAAGAAAAACAATAACTACCGCCATCATCATAGATAGCCAGATTATCACCAGTCCTGTCTCTACCATTAGCTGCACACCTTGGGCACGTCTCGTGCTTGATTACATGGCTCATTCTTCATGTTGCTCCTCTTCAAATAGGTCATCAAAGTCATCCTCACCTTCCTCACCTAATGATAGGCATTTAAAACAAAGATCAAGATATTCAATTGTACCTGAGTATGTTGAGCACATTTCCTGTTCTGTCAGGATAACATTACAAGCCTTACACCTTCCCGACATTTTGATCCTCACTAATCTTGACTTCCATCCATGCTATGTAATGACTGATACCACCACCTACTTCTTTACAATAAGAATACATACCGTCAATATGGTCAAAGAAAAATCTATGCCCAGTAGCCAGTGATTCTACCCATGTTTTATTGGGTACTTCATATAGTTTAGTCATGTTAAGTCCCGTAATTTAAGATGTTGGATTTCTTCCAACTTTTCTTCAAAGATTTTTTGAAGTGCTTTTTTAGCTTGTGGTAGTGTATCATATATAAGAAAGTCCTTGATTTCATCATCACCCTCCATATATCTAAAAATAGTTTGTGATAGGTTTAAAGATTCTGGACTAATAACTATCTTACTCATTTGTTACCTCCTTGTACTCCGGGCGCTGCGGCGATCATTGCGCGGTAAGTCTCTTCACGCACTAGCGTCGGCACCGAAAAACCAATTCCGACACACGCCACGAATGCCTTGTGTAGCATTTCCTCGGTCGGCTCCCTCGGCACCATCACCACATCCCCGGCTTTCAGGGCTGAGAGTTCGGCGCGAAGGGCTGCTGCTGGTGCGGTGTAGAGCTTGGTGTTAGGCGGTATATCTGCCGGATTAGTAAGCCATGAAAAATGCCGTCCGTGACCGGGGCTTTTTTCCTCTGATGCATACACAATTGCATACACAATTCCTACAGGCTCTTGCACAGGCTGATAACAAGGCCCATCAGTACGATGAACGCCCGACGTTTCAGGTTCGCCGCAGACACTGGCAGGCTGCACGATGGGCGCAGCTACGAGGCTGGTGTTTGGATCACCTTCAAAGATTGGTAGAACCCCTATGTTCGGTTCCCAATTCATTGCCTTATCAGCATCGCTCGTTTCCCATAGGAAATTTTCTGTTCTCCATCCGATAAGTTTTTTCGCCACAGGCTCTTGTACTGACTGCAACTCTGCTTCGATTTTCCCATCGGTTAGCTTGGTCATTCCAGTGTCTCCGGTAGCTCGAAGTATGTTGTGTCGCAATCGTTATAGGTCTTTGCGTTCGCCCTCAACTGATCCAGCGCGAATTGCTGTGCCAGCTCCACCAAATAGTCAATACTTGCTCGCTGTAGTTCAATCTCACGCTTGAGGAACCCAGCCTTCCTCGCCATCGCCAAGACCTGCTCACGAGTCGCTTTCATTTCAGCCTCCCTTCATCCATGCGTTGTTGTTCCCACCCAGTTCTATGCCTTGCTCGGCAGTGGATACAAAGCCCGTCGTATTCACTCCCGTAACCTCGACCACATTTACAGACGACACGGTTATGGCGGCTGTTGTGGCGTTGCCTATCGAGTTGCTCTCTTGTGGCTTTCATTCTAGTTTTCCCAATGCAAAAGCGGGTGCGAGCGGCCAGAAGCCGCAGAGTTTTGTGATCGTTTCAGTTGCTCCAGAAGTGTTCTGGCGCTACTCATAAGATCGAGGGCGAACCCACAATCTGCGGCTTTCGAGAGCTGCCCGGTGCTTGCTGCTCCAGTGCGTCGGCGGCTTCGTTACACACGCCATCAATCAAGCGCAGTCGTTCAATCAATTCTTTCATTATATCACCATTCCCAATTATCAAAAGAACCTATAGTATTACCTGCATCTAGCCAATCTTCCTTGGAGATTTGATAGGTATATATACAGGTCCGTCGGCCAGAATGCCCCCAATTCCTAAACCATTTACCTTTGGTGAATCCCCACTCTTTTAATTTCTCCATAACTTCCGTTTCTGTCTCATTAACAGTCACAAGGATGACCGACCCCCCTTCCTCAAGCACTTTAGAGATTATATATGATTTACTATACTTATTAAGTACATCAGCAGTTAGGCCTGATACATTTTTACCAGCACACCAACTATCTATATCAGTGACATCAAGGTAGTCCATTATACCATCTCCGCTATAAATTTACCAGCAAGTGTATCACGTTTCCATTGAATGGTAAAGTTAAAACCTGAGTTATTATGTACTTTACTAATGTGCTGTTCTAGTTCTGGATAACCATGTGGTGTTGTGTGGGCATATGAGAGTTTTTCCAGATTCTGTAGTAGGTACTGCGCTTCCTTGGTTAAATTACGGATATATCTAGCCTCTTTACATGGGGTTTCTTTACTCTCAAGGGCCAGAATAGCATCAAACAACTTTGCTTTATCTTCTGGTAGTTTCCAGCAAAGACACTTGAAAAGATAGGATAGATAAGAAATACCTACAGTTGTTGTTTGCCACCAAGGATTACATTGTACCACAATAACGTCAGATGTGTCAACTTCGATGATATTAAAGTAATTATGATGACCAATCATATTACCTAACCATGACCTAAAACGGTTAAGGTTTTCCTTGAAACTCTGTAGAACCTCTGGGGTACTACGCAAGGCTAGGTAGGTATGCGCCATGTCCATCTTCTTCTGTTTCTTTGGATTATAAGAAAACCCATAGATACTACATGATTTTCCTGTAACATTAGCTACGACAACATCCCCAAGGAAATCACGACAGATGCTAAAGTCACAGATATTGGTGTATGTATCGTCTTTCCCTTTAACAGCAAAGGCAAACTGTACCTCAAGGTCTTGCGATTCTACACCAATACCCTTATTGTATTCTGTTACTTCAAATTTCATTTTGTAATATCCTTAAAAAAAGCATTGGTATAATACTGGAGAGTGCTCCCTTCAATACCCGGAGCAGTATTAATCTCTAGCACATAACACTTGTCTTCTGCCTCATTCCAGATTATATCAACAGCGCCAAAAGGAAGGCCACAAGCAGCCAAGGCTTGAATAGCCTGAGTACGAAGTCCCGCCGGCTCAATAATATTTTCTCGGCAGAATACCCATCCTGTTTTGTGGTTTCTAATTTTGCTATCGACATTCTCATACCCTTTCTTCTTTTTCTTTTGGGCTACATCAATCACATTACCTTTGAAAACATGCACACGGAACTCATGTCTCTTCTTTTTATACAGAGTATAGAGTGGGCACTCCCCCACAGTAGTGTTTGGTTCGTAGACAACAATACCCTTACCAGAGTTCCCGTTAAGGATTTTGCGGCCAATCACTGTCTTACCGGCAGCACTCCACGCCTGTGCTTGTTGTTGGCTTGTTGTCCACTCTGGGATATTGACTTTACCCTGCGCCGTTTGAAAGAATTGAAGCTTATTGACGGCCTGTTTATGACCGTCCTTCTTGTCCAAGGTGATAAAGTCCCAAGGATTCGAGCATCCCCAGTTAATTACATAGTCAGTATATCGGGGTTGATACTTCTTGCTATACTTGGATACGCGTAGTACAGGGACATTAAGTAGCCCCTGCAAGGCTGTTTGCAGCCCCTTGGCGGAGTTAGAACCAAGCAGGTAGGGGATAATCACTACACGATTACAATGTGGCATCATTTTTCGCTTTCTCTAGAAAATGTTTCAGGTTACCATTCTTGCTTACACAGGATTCGCAGTGCACTGTCTTCAGTTGTCCTCCCTTATACCTAACCCAGAATTGCTCAGTATCAAAATCAATAATAGAATTACATAGATCACAACATCCATCATTATGATTCATTACCTCCAGCTCAGAGACACAGACATCATTACAAGATACATGATACTGTTCCGGTTTCAGGGAACCCATAATCAGGGTTGCCTTACCATCCTTATAGGAAACACCTGTTGTTGTGCCAAGGAAGGAATCAACACCAGTGTAATTATCATAGGCATTTGCCTTACAGGCATAGGACCATGCAGTCTCTGTGCTATCTAGAGTAATACCATGCATGATTACTAGTTCGCCATTATACTGTGTTTTCTTCCATTCAAGCGGAATAACGTCCCCGTACTTATAGAACTTATAGAAACATTTCTCCGATGATTTTGTGCCATGTGGTTGTGATTGACTCACCAGCCGTAGAGGTACTGTTCTTTCCACGACTGGTAATAGCTTTTTTTCTTGCAATTCCTCCACATCAAAACCTTCAGACAGCTTATCAAGATCATAGGAGTATAACTGATGTGGTTTGAAGTATTTAGCTGTTACCTTGGCGTGGCCATTACGGGCTAGCAGCCATTCTAGCATGGAATCTTCACTGGCAATATAGTCAGTTTTCTCTGTTTCCACAAGATAAAGAGGCCGTTCATTATTTCGTGTAATAAACAGCTTTTTCTTTGCTGCATCATACCAAATAAGGGCAAAAGCACCATCAAGGCTTGGGATAACATCCTCTGCTTTACCCTCAGCCAGAGCATGAGTAATAGCATGGCTATCTACATCCACATCCTTTAACTGTTTATGATTATACAGCGTACCATTATGTACTAGGCAGATGTTATTTTCAATAAAGGGGTGGGCATTTTCGTCCTTGACTGCACCTTTTGTGGCAGCACGATTATGACCGACCACAATCCGGTAATTCATATAGATTTTATCAATAAATTCCTTAGCCTCTGGGGTACGGATAAAGTCAGCAGAAGGCTGCGCTGACTTCAGCATATCAAGATTGCCATGTTTATTGATACCATACAGGCCAGTGCTGTCCATACCCCGTAGAGCATTGGCATAGAGCATTTGGGTAAAGATAAGGTCGGCCTTATATTCAAAACCTTGATTACCTTTAGAGATTGCTGCAATTAATCCACACATATTAAAACTCCGTAGGTACTGCTGGTTGTAACTGTACATCTTCGAGGTTAGGCATGCCAATATTACCAACAAACCATTGACCTGCATTATGAGGTTGTAGTTGTGCCTTGACCTTGGCGTTCTCCCATGCAGTTATCAGCTTTTCCTTATCCAGTTTTGGTTTTGTATTTTTCTGGTCTTGGTAGGTAAATAGCACAGAGGGGCGTAAACAGGTGTTATACTTGTAAAGATCACGAGAAAACACAGCCCGTTTTGTGGCAGTGATACATGATTCAAAGTCTGCCTGTTCCATAATAGAGTAGGGTAAAGCATACTCCCTAAAGATACGCCGATAATCTACAATATACTCAGAGGTAGTGTTAGTGCGCTTCAGTTTGTCCAGTAAGTCAGGTAATGTAGTATTAATCATTTCCTGACGTAGACACAGAATTTGATTGATCCAACTAATAAGTAGCTTGGTATCCAGTGTGCCATACATATGTCGGAATTCGATTGTACCAAATTTAGAGCAGGATTCACTACCTATAATTGTACCTAAGTTAACCGCACTGTACTTGTGCCACTGGCTGGCCGACCCATCTGGATTATCCATAAAATGACGTAACTGATGTGTCTTATACAAAGGGACACAGAAGATACTAGATTCTCGTTTTGTACCTGCTTGATGAAAGAAATGGCGTTCATACATAGCATACAGAATAGTAAAGACTTTGATCTGATCCCATGTCATATCACGTACATTTAAATGCACATGTACAGAAGTACGATTGGAGAAATCAGGCTCATTAAACATATGCATCTGTGTATTCAGGTAGTCTAGTGCAAACTCAACTTGCCTCCCACGAAGCGGGATAGATGCAAACTCAGCCCCATGATTACGCAAAGAGCCATCCTCTTTATACTGCCAGTAGAAATCAACAGGAACCATATCCCTGATATTCTCTACCTCAATCTCGATACCAACAAGAGCAGTTGGATGTAAGATAGGGTATGTGTTGATTTTCCCTTTCTCATAGACCATATGTTTTTCCCGATTAACATTAAGTCCGGGGAAATCATACATCTTTGAGATTATTTGTGGTACTTCTTGTTGTTCAGCCATTTACTAACTCCACAGTGTAATGTTTACCCCAAATATGGGAATTGTCAATCACTTCCTGATACAAGATTGGTGTAATAACCTTGATCTTGTTATCTTTAATTGAGCCAATATAAACATCCTCATAGAACAGAGAAGTTGTAGTTGGGTCGTCATTAAGATGATTCAAGCTGATAGCAAATTCACGCGATAGCGCGACATCTCCTTTTTCTTTGAGGATTTGAAGACCTTCGTCTAAGGACATAGGCTCTTGTAGTTCTTTTTTTGCAATGTCCCAAATATGTTGGGGCATTTCGTTATATACCTCATGCCCATTCAGGATATAGTAAAGACGAGTAGCAGAGGCACTATCCTTACTAATACCGCGCCGATATTGGCGGAAGGGATTTCTAACGAAAAAGACAACACCATGTTTGGTATTGTATAATCCACGACGAGGCATAAAGATATTAATATCAATATCAGTATCCATTGTCAGGCGGATGTCACCCCCTTGCTCATCTTTAAAGTAGTGATAGCCAGCCTCATAATACTTATAGTAGGCAAGAAAGCTTTTATTATTTACGGTAAGTTTCAACCATGTATCACGATATTTCTTGGTCATCTCGGCCACAATATCATCTTGGTTGAACATATCCGTAAGGTTAGTCCATGCTCTGGCTGCTGTCATAGTGCATATACTCCCTGCAGTTGTTTGTATGCCTCATGGTCGTTGTTGTTGATACACATCTGAATTAGATGACCGTCCTTTTCAGACAATTTGTTACCCTGTGCCACAAATTCAAGGGCACGTTGTGTACCATCATAGGCCCATTTAATAAGAGAGTCTTCCCAAATCCAGAAGTTGGATAAGGTACGATACTCACAACCATATGGCTTCGGGCGGAAGCATCCGGCCTTACCATAGAGTTCCTTACGTAATTCCCCATTGTCCAACACATGAGCAGGGACACCAAGGAACAAGTCCATAGCCTGAATCACCTCTAGTGGGCGCTCAATAGCTACATCATTACCAACATGAATATGCCCACCTGCCGAGCGTAAGTTCTCATCCTTGGCTTGTGGCTTCGGATTACGTCGTTGAGTCCAAGCATTATAATCAGGCTCACATCCAAACTCTTGTGCTTGTGGTGTATTTAGTTCATCCTCAGGGAAAGAAATGGCACTAGAATGGCTGAATTCATAGCCGGGTAAAATTGACCGGCAATGGTCAAGAACCTTGTGAATACTAGCCCGGAAGGCCTCATAGGTACTGGCCGGGGCGATGTTAAATTCTACTGCTACGTTATCCTCAAGGATGGCATGACCGTCCTTGTCGATTGGTTTGGGTGCCCACTTACTACCACCAATCAGGCCAACCGCTGACTTATAATTATTGTTCTGTGTCAGAAAGAATTCGGGATCACACCCGATGGAAAACTTAATCATATTAATATCCTTTCTTTAAACAATTTTTGATGCGCTTCACTACAACAACATGGGTTTTATCTGGATTACGATTTGAGGCATATGAATTAACAGCCTCCCAACCTGCTGCTTTGAATACTTCCAATTGAGACGAGACATCTTTCGCGCAGATTGTACCAACTATAACACTGAAGCCTGAACGGCTGGCATAATCCTCAGCTATTGCTAGTGACTTCAGCGTGGCAGTGTTGGCGCCATTAAGAATTAGAGCACCACAATCACCGGGGAAATTCTGAAGTGCAATACCGCCGATACATAAAGATTTATCATTATTATCATAATAAATCTCCACTCCATACTTTATAGCAAACTCCTTCATTTGCCCAATGGCTAGACCCCATATTAAGGTACTAATGTGGTCTGGTAGGGTTTCATCATAGTTAAACATGCAGATACTCCTTGATTTTACGACGACAATAAGAAATAAACTCAGCAGAGCAATCATCCCACTCTGGGTGGGCTTGAATACCTAAACCGTTTAAGGTTGGGAAATATATAACCTCATTGACACGATCATGCTCATACTGTACATCATGTGCCCCGAAGCCTGTAGTAGGCCCGGCAGTTGCAAGGATTTTGGCAGTTGAGTCTGGCAGCATCATCTGGTGATGTGAGGAATTACAGGTAATTTCTACCCCACCCTCATCATGAAGTGTAACACGATGAGAATGCCCATGTCCACTAATATGCTGTGCCAGCTTACCACCGGCCTTGACACACATCAATTGAGCACCCCGACAGATACCGATAACAGGTAGCCCATGCTTTTTGGCCTGTCCTAGCAGATGTAATTCACGATAATCACGCATACTAGGCTTAAAGCCCATACAAAAGCTGTTAGGTGCCTCACCATACAGGCTTGTACCAATATCCTCACCACCCCACAGAATCAAAGCCCCGGATGTAAGATTTTCAGGATGTTCAATATACTCAACTGCATCAAACAGACCGAAAGGGTCGCGTAATTCACGTTTGGAAGCTGAATAGAGGATCATGCTGGCAGTACCTCACCTTTGTTATTGACTGCATATTTCTGGACAATCTCAATACTACTCTTGACCTTGATTTTCTGGCCCACAGACCAGACAAAGAACATACCATTATTTGATGCGTGTGCCAGTTCTTTTAGATAGGCATACACTAAATCAGGATCATCAGACATACAAAAACGGGTATTGTCTGCTGTGATGTTGGTTTCAAGTGGATCAGGCGTGATTAAGAACATGACCGACCTCCTTAAGTTCAACGGCTGACAGCTTGTTACCAGCCAGATAACACAGTTTGTCTTGTTTCATGACATACCTGCTCCAGTTTTTCCAACCGTCACCAGTAAAGATGTCATAAAACTGCTTACGCTTACCTGCGATTACTTTTAGCATGATGTTACAATCTCCTCGCCATCCATCGGTTCCATATAAGAATCAAACAACTCACCCAAAGAATATTTATTCTCGGCCTTTGATCGCTCATTCTGCATGATAATAGGGGCTACCTCACCCTTATAAAAGCAGACTTTGGCCGGATTTTCCTCGAAGCCAATGATTTTCATAACATTGGTAGGATTGTGTTTGTAACGGAACCTATCACCAATACGTACAACCATTTTGGCCTCATTGATAGCCGTCAGCACTTCCTCTTGTGTGGTACAACTATGGGAGGTGGATTGTAAATACATAGGTACAGGTTCATCATATAACTTAATTGATTCTTTAATCATGTATAGCTCACTTTCTTGATACCAAAGGCCTTAATAGCCTCTGCACATATTGGACACGGTTTTGCTAAGACTGGTTGTCCGTCCGCGTCATAACGTTCAACCTGAATTTCATGAATCTTGGTACTTCTAGCCGCTAGTATAGCAGCAATTTCAGCATGAAGGAAGATACGCTCAGGATGACCGACCCTTTTAGCGAAGTATGCCTGTAATGGATGTGACTTCTTATAGTCATTAGTACCCATACCAATCAGCACACCGCGCTTATTATAGCACTTGGCTATGATGTAATAGCGGGTCTTACTCATTCCACATTTCCCTTGTGTATTTCCGCCGTAAGCCTAATGGCTCTTTAGTGTAGACACAGGTAACTTTGTTCTTTTCAACAATGACAGTTACCAACTTATCCTGCCCTAATGGGCATACTACCTCACGTTTGATCCCTTGTACATGGTAGTAAGCAATAGCACAAGTACCAACCAAACCACAGATGAGTAGAACCTTAGTCCAGTCCCATTTCATAATAACTCCTTAACCGTTTAAGGTTATAAGCAATAAACTGAAGCAGCCTCAACTAAGAGGCCGCTTGGATTTATTACTTATTCAGCAGCAGGTTGTGGGCAGATACTGAGCACACGAGCAACATTAGCATCCGAGCACATCAGCAGCAAGGCGGCCTCGTTGGCACCAAGAGAATTGAGGATACGCGCATTCTCACGCATGGTACAACCCTCATCTTCAACGGAACCACCACCACTCAGACCCAGACCTACAACGCTAACACCTGCGCTGAGGCCAATACGACAAGGACTGGAAGCATAGGCATTGGGTGCAAACACGGCAGCATTGGTCTTGACAGTGTATTTACCACTGTAATGCACATTCGATGACTCATTATAAGTCATGGATTGTGTGTTGGCTTGCTTGCTGGTTTGGCTTTGGCCTTGTTGCTGGCCTTGGAGCTGACCTTGGACTTGATCTTGATTGGTGACGACACCAACGACGGCTGAGGCATGACCGACCGCAGTTGCATTGCTCACAGAAGTAGCATTGGCAATGGGGTTGGCAATAGCCGTGGCCGTAGTAGTATCACCAAGGAAGGAACCACCAGCAAAGGCAGAAACAGACAGCATGGATGCAGCGAGGAGCGTAATGATCTTTTTCATTGTATTACTTTCTATAGAAGTTAATGATATACCTAACCATTAGGATATATCCCGATGCCTCCATTGCTAGAGGCATGAGGCTATGGCCTATTTTACCTTGAACTTGGCACGTTGGTCAAGCCGGAAGTATGGATGACCATTGTGTGGCAATGGTTCCAGCTTCTCCCGTACCCATACAGGCACTTGTTGCCCATGTCCGATCTTGACTTGTTGCCATTGTTGATTATATAGCATGATTACTCCTCAAAAGTAATATCGAATTGTTCGGCACGTTTGAAGGCAATCCCCGGTGAATCTGTATCAATTTTGTGAATGACTCTACCACGAGACTCCACAAAAGCATACAGTTTCTTGGGTTTTGCTTTTACCCGATAATCATTGTTATCCCAGTTCCAGCTAGGGCCGTACACTTGAATCCAGTTCCCTTGAGGAAGACGGATTTCAATATCTTCCCCATCAAGGTAGGCCTGCATTACCTCAATCATTTGTTCGGTAGATAGTTCCATTTCAGGCTCCTTCCATAAAATAAAGGGTATTTTCAGTCTCGAAGTAGGTTGCACCTACCTCAACAACAGGACTAGTCATAACCATTGTGTTATTACTGACCAACTCGCTCGGATGGTCAATAGGGAAGATGTAAGCACGCTTCCCTTTCTTGATTACATTGAAATTACTGGGCAAGTATTGCACGATTGGCTTGATTTTAAGGGTTTCTTCCATTATTTACCCCATGAAGTGAAATTAACAACAAGACTCCCAACATCAATTGATATCAGGATACTGAACAGCAAAGCTATGAACCACAGCATCATTGATTCATAGGCACGCATGACCGACCTCATTTGCTGTAGGCCACAGGTGGCACGACTTGCCAGTTCTTTACAATAAAACCACGCATCAGAGCACAATCCTGTAACCCTTTGGCTTTGTAATGCTTGACAACATCGCCAACTGATTGATTCCACCAGACTACCCGAATCATTGTAGCGGGCTTCCGAGTAACCTTGTGATTCAAAGATGATTTAAGCATGGCGCGCTCCATTCAGAATGACCGACCTTAACCGATTAAGGTTTGATAGGTCTTAAAAACAAGGGACGAAAAAAACCCCAGCTTTCGCTGGGGTTACGTGCTGCGCCATGGGTTAGGCGGCGATCTTCAGGCTGCGCTTGACACGCTCCGCCTTGATACGGTGCGCCAGATATTCGCGCACTCCCTCTTCCCCGAAGCGGTAGATAACGGCTTCAATCATTGTGTCAAGCTTGAGTGCTTCATGCTTGAGCACATCAGCCAGTACCTGATCGGCTACTACATCATCGGCAGCAAGGATTTCGGCAATCTTCTCCGCTGGGGTCAGTGCGACTCGCTCGGCCTTGGGAGTAAGTGACTTCAGGTAACGAAGGCTATTCAACTGGCCGTCAGTCGTCATGACTACGCGGTCGCCCGTCAATGCCTGTTGATCTTTGGCAAGCCATGCCTTAACCGTGCTCTTGACGGTCTGCCACATCTGGTTAGTGCCGTTGGCGAAGTACTGTTCTTCCACCTTGGCAAAGGCACCCTTCCATGCCTTGGCATCTTGCGCCATGTTGGCAATATGGGGAGTGTCGTTGATAACATCGGCCACAATGGACAGGCATACCGCGCACAGTGACTTGCTTGCCTCACTGGCACCAGACAGTACGGCTATGCGGGTTTGGTCGTCCTTGACGTAGGCAAGGGTCTCTTCGCGGGCGATGGTCTCTGTCTTGATACCCGTACGTGCGTCAGTGCTTGACCGCACAACCTGCTCAACGTCGCCAACGACCGTGGCGGCAGGAAAGGATATAACAGCGGCGGGTTTAGTCTTAGCTTTCATGCTTGCAAATCTCCTCTAAAAGGTTGGCGCACCTCGCGCCCTTCAGTAACCTTAACCGTTTAAGGTACTGAAGCACTACTACATCTTTACAACACCCCGATTCTCTCATAGTCCGGCACCCCTTGTCAAGCCCCCCTTTGTTGCATGGATACAACACCCACATTTGACAGACTGCCCCTAAGTGTGTTAGAGGAGACAACCCTTTGATAGACATACCATGTGAATATAAGCATACTCTTATATAAGACTTGGCAGTAGATCGCAGGAGATCACAGGAGATGGATACACTTTGAAGGGGGTGGGGGGGAAACTTGGGCCCCCAAGGAAAGTGGGTGATGCACACTGACATAATTCTAGTAACTTTTGACTTTTTCCCTTTTTTGACCTTCTAAGCGGCATAAATACAGGGATTTCTCCATAGAGGTGGTTTTTAAGCGATTTAAGCGATTATTTATATTTCAGGCTATGTTGGTATTCCTGACAGAGGATTAATTGATTGTAGGTGGGTTTCTGTTTGTTTTAGACGTACTCTTGACAAATACCCGGCAGCGCTACCGCGCTTGGTGAAATGAACACAGTGAATGAACCACCCACTGGTGCCACGGTGAAGCTTTTAATGGGCACCCTTATATATATATATATTAATATATAATAAAAACCTATATAATATAATAATAATAAAACCTAATATATAATAACTATAATATAATAATATATAAAACCTATATATATATATATAATAAATACTATAATAATATAATATAATAATACTATATATAAATACAATATATATTATAACATACTTCTGTTTAAAAGTCAATAGGCCTTTTTATTGATTAATACTTCTCCTGTTTAGAATAATACTACTGCTGCTTAAAACAATCAGTTTCCTTCAAAAACTAGGTCCACAGGGCTTTGCCCCTTGACAAATCATTAAAAGTATGGTATAATAGTAGTATAAATGGTAATTTAATTTTAACTTGGAGATTTATAGATGACTACGTATAGATACGTCGCTCAGAGTAAGAAACCTAAAGCTAGCCGAGCAGGTGGCTGGGACGACGAGATTAAAACAAAAGGTGTTGATATCTTCCTGTCCTGTGGCAACCTTATGCAGGTTTCCCGCGAGTTAGGTATCTCCTACTATACCCTACAAGACTGGCGCAAGAGCAAGTGGTGGGAAGAGAAGATCAAGAACCGCCGGGAAGAGGCGAGTGACAAGATGGACGTCAAGCTAACCAAGGCATTGGAATTAGCGATTGATGGTGTAACTGACAGGATCGTCAATGGTGAGACAGTTATTGACCCCCGCACAGGCAAAGAGCGTATCGTTCCTGCCAAGATGCGCGATCTGACCACAGCCTTCAATACCATCATGGACAAACGCCAAGTCCTACGCCGGGAGCCTACCAAGATTGTAGAGCAACAGGCAACGGCCACACACCTGCAACAACTGGCAGAGCAATTCGCACAATTCGTCACTGGTAAGC